CTTCTTGGCGCATAGGCGTATTTGGTCGGCAAGATAAGCACCTGTGCTGGGGCGTGAGTCGAAGTCCTTATCCACATCAATAGCCCTGACGATTCCGTTAGACGGATCGGGATTGTGGTCACTTTTACGATTGGAGTGCTTGGCATCGCCTATCCAACCATCAGACTTACGGTCACGGTCTGGAAACGCATCATCGATTTGTTCTCGAAGTTGCTGACCAGCCTTGCATAGTAATGGCTTCATTATCCGAGCAGAAGCTTTGCTTCATCTGCTGTGATGCCTAACTTGCTCAATAGCGCAGCGCGTTCAGATTCTTTCGATGCTGCTTCTTGTTGCAATTGAATATCAACCTCAACGCCTAATTCATGCTCCGCAATTTCTTCTGGAGTCATGTCTCTGACGATTTGTTGATCTGTCTCAAAATCATAGATTCCGATTTGCTTTGTCATATTAAGATACTCCATATACTGAAACTACGCCTGTGATATTTGCTCCGCCTTTAAGCAGGAATCCTGTGTAAGTGCGTGCTGAACCTGATGTGCCACCATTGAAAAGAACGGCAGATGCAGCAGCAGAGTTGACAATGCTGCCTGTGAAATAAGGGTCTTTAGAAACACCATTGACACCATAGAACCAGAAGTTACCGCCACCAATAGAGTTACCGCTACCGTTTGTGTTGTTTTGCAGAACTGCTTGCGCTCCGTTATTTACTTGCACTGACGCGTTAGAACCTGTGTATGGCATATTAAAACTGTTGGAATAGTAGCCTGTAGTCTGAGTTGTAGGACCTGCATAACGAAGTTGTAACTGCCATGAACTGCCTGCTGTGGCAACGAACATCGATTCAATGTTAATCCAGTAGGTTGAGTAAGTAGATGAGAACACATTGTCAAAAGCCTGAGAAGCCACATTCGAGAAGCTGACTGTGCTGCCAATCTTTGTGAATGTGCTAGAGCCTGCCGCCCATACTGGCAATCCCCCAGAGACTGTAAGGACTTGATTTGTTGATCCAATACCTAAACGAGCAGGAGTATTAGCTGCGGATGCGTAGTAAAGGTCTCCAGTTGTGGTCAATGTATTTGCAGGAGAATTACCCCACTTGACTTTACCAGGAGCAGTATTGTCGCGTGTGAGAACTTGATTGTCTGTTGCTGAAGTTGGGTTTATATAGTTCAGCGTACCGTTTGTATCATTTATGTCAGATGCGGCAAATACATCACCATCGGCATAAGTGACCTTCGTAGGCCATCCAGCAGCCATTAGTTATCTCCTCTGTTCATGTTAATAGTTTACATCCAATAAAGCTTCTTGGGTCACAAATGTAGTCTGCCAAGTGTTTGGTGTAATGGAATGAGCGATGCCCTGACATTGAAGCTTTTTGACAATGCTTGTACCACCCTGTTGAAAGTTGGTGATTTCCATTGTGTCGAAATAATCAAGATCGAGAGCTGCTGCGACTCCAGCGCCATAACCTAAAGTGACCAAGTCAAGGGTGATGTTGTCGATGCGGATAGTTGTATCTTTGCGAGTAGTCACAAAGGCAGTAGCCAAAGCCAAAGCATTAGCATCGGTTTCCATCAGCATATCTGTGGCAGTCACACCATGAAAGAAGTATTGCCCCTGAGATGTGCTATCTGTGTAATTCTGTGCTGTGCCACCGATTCTGGTGACTGTGCATGAGTTCACAATAGTTTTATCATCGTGAGCAAAAGTAATGCCAAAGTAATTGATGTCAGTTGTGCCATTGTTATTGAACTTAACTGGTGAAGCGCTTTGAGCATTGTAAACAAAGGTTCTGTCCTTGAATACAAATTGCCCAGCTTTGTCAATATACGCAGCGCCCTGCTCTGTGAACTCAACAGTCTGAATAGCTTCTAAGGCATTTCTACTAGTGCCAGGATCGGCTTGGCAGGTTGTATCACCTGTCTGGATGCTGCGCTGAGCAGACGGCCATTGAACTGTGTCTAGAATCTTATTTATGCGAGTGCCTGTATCTTGTCCTGCAGCTTGTCCTGTAATTGTTGTAACTAGGCTATTGAACAACAATCTAAAGGCATCGAAGCAAATCAAATCGACAAAACCAATTTCCTGATCTTTCGGATAGGTGTATTTGTATTCGGCAATGTATCCAGCAAAGATTGGATATAAAGTGCCGCCATAATTGGCTTGGACTGTAATCTGTCGCAAAGGCACTAAATTAGGATAATAGGGCGAACTAGTGTTCTGAGGATTCCATGCGCCCGTAGGATCAACGACACGAATAGTTGCCTGTCCTGCTGTGTATTTATCTTGAAGCAGATTGCGTTCTTTGCGAGTATCAATCTTTACAACGGAAGACGAAATATCGACAATGTTTGTAGGGGTAGATGAGAACTCAGCAAAGCCTAGTTGGCTTGTACCAAGCACAAATGGCGGTCCAAAAGAAGCGCCTTGTGCAAGGTTAAGTTTAACTATTGGGGTTGCTGGTAATGCCATTATCTAAACGCAGTCGTGTAAGAGATTGGGATTCCAGCAGCTTGATTGTTGTAAATGCCTTCGGTAATTGCTGACACTAAATCGCGTTCTGTGGTGACTGAGCCTGCAACATTTACACTAACGACATAATTTGCCGCAGCCTGTGCTGCGTATCTAGCGCCTGACAAAGCATCTGCCATAGATAACCCAGCACCTAAACCTTGATTAAGAGAAGCTGCTGCGATTGATGAAGTATTTACATCGGCTGCTGAATAACCGCCGCCACCGCCCGATGTTGGTGTGTTTCCTGTTAAAGCTTGAAGTTCAGCCAATGGTGCAGAAATGCCAGCAAGCATGGTTCTGACTGTTGCGCGTAAGGCTTCAATTAGTGAACCAAAGGCGTTGCCTGTCTCATTTGCTTTCTTAATAACTCCAGCCATTGCAGCGTTCTGGTCTTTAATAGCAATCAAAGATAGAAGACGCATAGATGTTTCGCCATCGGTTGCTTGATTGAGTGCTGTATATAATCCAATGCGTTCAACATCGAACTTCTTTTCTAGTTCTTGAAGGGCTAATTGATCGCCAGTAAGTTTGAGTTTTCTCTCGGTACTGTCATTGTCAATTTTAGATAGAGTGTTTTTTGTTCTTTGAAGTCTGATTGCTTCAGCATTGGCTCGATCTATTGCTTTGCGTTCTCCAGGAGATTGAGCAGGAGTACCTGCTGAACGTGCTTTGCTTGATGCACCTAATCTTGAAAGAAGTCCTAATCCTGAAATCTGAGTGCCAGCAGCTAGAACATCACCGATAAATCCTGCACCTGGCAATGACTTGATTGCCTTTGTAAGAACACCGATGCCATAGATTGCATTACCAATCTGAGTGGCAAAACCTTCCATTGCTGTGGTTGCTCCGCCAATACCCTCATTGCCTGCAACCATTTGCATGGCATCTAGTAGGTCTTTGCCAATAATCTCTTTAGCATTCTCAGAAGCAACTGCAAGCTTTGCCATTGATCCTGCATAGCCTTCGGCAGCAGCTAGCGCCTGTCCTCTGAACTTCTCTGTAAGTTGTCCAATGATGACATCCATGTCACCAGTCTTTAATGTGGCTTTGTCTAAGCCTGCACCTAAGCGGCTAAGGGCTGTTGTTTGACCCAAGAATCCACGACTTAATGCTGCTGATACTGCGCCTAAGTCTTTGCCAGTACCTGCTGAAATATCTAAGGCTAGGGCTAACGCATCTTGTGACTTTTTGACATCCCCTGTCGCTGTCAAAAGTGCCCTGAAGGCTGGCCTCAAATCGTCATCGAGAACACCCGTAGCGCGTTGTAAATCACCAATAAACTTTTCAACTTCGATGGCTGCAAAGGCATTGCCTGTATTGGCTAGAGCTAAGGCTAATGATCGTGCTGCCTTCTCATCAGCTGCAAATGCTTTGACTGATGCTTTGCCAAATGCGTATAACTTAGAAGCTGCAAATACTCCAGCAAGTTGCTTACCTAATTTAGCAACGGACTTTTCAAGTTTCTGTGTAGCAGTTTCAGCTTGCTTAAATGCTTTATTGCCGGTGTATTCGGCTGCAATATCAATTACTACATTAGCCATCAGCGAGTTCCCACCATTCGGTTAAAAGTCTTGCCAGCATTGTCAATAGCCTTTAGAACAGCCTTTGTAGCGTTGCCCTTATCATTTTCCCAAGCCTTATAAATTAAGCGACCACGCTCTTTGCCTGATCCTGTAAGTGGGCCCATTGCCTGAGCAAAGTTAGGTCGTGATGATGGCTTTGTGCCTGGCGCTCTGCGACCTGCTGTTTCATAGATAGCGCCTGCTGCTGAACGGTTACGAATCTGCGCTAATGCTGTAAATCCTCTGCGGTTAGGCTTCGATGGTGTTGTCTTGTAACCAATACCGCGCTTAACAATAGATGCGTTAAACACAGGAAACTTGCCACCCTCACGCGCCCAATTACTTAAAGGTGAAACTGTGACGAATCCTCTAGCTTCTTTTACAACAGGCTTTAACACGCCTGCGATTTCCTTTTGTGTTTCTTTACCTAATTCTGGAGCGAACCTGCGAAGTGCCTTACGGAGTTCAACGCCGCCTTTGACGGTTGCTGGCATTGGCTATCTCCTTCGCATCTTCCTGTAGAACCTTGATTAGGTTCTTTAACATCAC